TGAGGACAAAAAGCCTATCCACGATAATCAACTTTCGTATTCCGCTTGGATGGCGCTAGCTTTTCACCTTTTTTTATCCGTGTAGCCATTCCATTCTTTAAGAGAAGGGCAATTATTTTATGTTCTTCGATGGAGTTTCTTTTTATCTCTCGTTCCGTCTCTTGAATAAAGCTGCAACTTTTCTTGAGCTTAAACGCTTCCTTGAACTCTCTCTCGGTCATTTCATGCCTTTGTGCTACGTGCCGCAGTAAAGCAAAGTACCAACCAGTACAATATGGACACGGGAATTTCCCCTCCCCTTTCTTATTATATTTCTCGTGATTCCGTTTATCCATTGCTTCTTTTGTATGGCTTGGAGAAGGATTTTTCCGATAGAAGTCTAAACGACACTCTTTCTTACAAAAAACGATATTATTTGTTTTTATGTTGGTCACCACTATTTCTCCGCTACAATTTTTACAGATTTTCATAAATATATCATCTTAATTTGGCCTTAGGGAAAGCTGATTCAAAAATTCGGCTTGCCTGGTTTGTCTAGGAATTAGGTTTTAGATTTTGGAGGGGCTAGGTTATGATATTTTCCCCCGTGGCTGTGGCGGTATAAAACGACGCTCTATAATCGTCTGAGACGCGTTTTATACCAGAAGTGGTATATAGTACCCGCTTTACTATTCCCTCGTTGCCTGGTAGACATTTACTCATAAAAAACCCATTATAAAATACAAAAAAAGCCAAACATTCTAGTATTGTTTGGCCTTTGTTGTTCCCGCGTTGTTATGTTGGCGGGATGTTGAAAGACTGTTAGTTTTCCATTTTTTCAAGTTGCTTCTCTATGCTTTTCACGTTGCGGGAGATTGCCTTGCGCTCTGTTGCGTCCAGTGAACGCTCCCACTCCCTGAAACTGTCAATTTTCGAAAGTGTATCGTCGGCATTTTCACGCTTGCCTTCCGCCGTGAAAGTGTACTCGTTGCTTTCCATTGCTTCGGAAATGTACTCCTCTGAGCTTTCATACTCTATCATATCGTATCCCGCGCGCTCTGTTTCCTTGCAAGCCTTGCGCAATGATTCCATGATAGACTCTGGCGCGTCGCTCTCATTTCCATCCTCATCGGTAGACGTGGCGTAAAGGGTATATTCGTGATAATAGTGCCCCGATTGCGTAACGACGTACTCTATACCGTCCTTTTTTACCCTTCCAGTGAACGAAACGCCGTCACCTTGGCAATAGGAAAGAGAATAGAGAACTTTTACGTCTTCCCCCGGATAGCCTAGCACTTCGAAACCTTGCGCCTCAAGGTTCTCTTTGATTACGTTACACAAGTCACTTTCTAGCATGGGATGGTCATTTCCTTCGTCGAACCATGCCCGCGCCTTTTCCTTGCCTTTTTCTGTTGGGATATCCGCATAGAAAAAAAGCTTTTTTGTCATTGTCATATATTTTTTCTTAATGGCTCCATACCTTGAAACCGTTTTCCCCGCTTTCGTTGATATATTCAAAGAATGAGGGAAGGCCGCTTTTTGTACTTGGCTCTATTACTTGGATATAACGCGAGAATGATGCAAAAGCCCTGCTATTTTTCGTTTCAGTGAGTATCGTTCTCCCTTTATACTCTTTAAGCGAAAAAACCCGATGGAATTTTTCGCCCCCCACAAAACCGTTATCGTCGCCGATGCGCACGTATTCCACGGAGTGGGAATTTTTGCAAGCGTAATAAGCCATCAAAAAATATATATACCTCTCGCCAGTAAACTTTTTCATGATATTTTATTGTTAAAATACAGCACTAGAAACTGCGGGGATTGTATCCCCTATAAAGCGCCCGACCCATTCGGACGCTCTAAGAGGCTACAACTTAATTGATTTCGGCAAGTTTTTCCATTTCCTCACTGGTAAAAATACGCCTGAGGCCTAACTCTTCACGCTTTACAGCTTCAAAAGTAGCTAGTGCCATTATGCTATCTGAAGAATAACCAAAGCTATCGCAAAAATCATCAAAGTTATCATCATAATCAGTAGAAAGACAAGCCAAAACGTCATAGGCGGACGGCTTAACCTTTTTACCCTCGCCAAATCTTATTTTTTCAGCATCAGCAATACTGCCCCAATAATCAAAAACATACTTCCCACGCTTATTCTCAAGGGTTACACTGTAGTGCATACCGTGCTTTTTTCCCTCTTTTCCCCAAAGCGGTTTTTTTTGTGGTACTGCTTCAATAACTGAAAAAACTGTCCCTGTATTGCTCAAAAATTCTTTTGCTTGCTTCTGGTATTCGTCTTGCATATTATTGTATTATTTTATTAATTACCGCTACACTGTTTTTTAACTGCTCTCGCTTGCTTTTATCTGCGAGGCATTTCTGAATTGCCTTCCAACTTTTAGCCGTCCCCTTCCATGCGAAAATGAGTTTTTTCATAGTGATATGGTTATTACTTAGACCAGCAATGCTGACTAGCTAGCCATGGTTTGAGACCTTTTTTGTCGTATTGTGCTATAGCCCATGCCGTAGAAGTGGCGACATTGTAACGCTCTTCCGGTGTGAGGCCGTGCATGTCGAGAATTTGGAAAACTCCTTTTGCGCTTGAACCCTGCCCATTGGTAGCATATTGTGAGAAATTACTTTCACATTGCGCCACCTTTAGGAGTATTTTACGCTCTCCCACCATTCGGGAGATTGTTTCTTCCACCGTTTCGACCTTTAACGGCTTGGCTTCGATTGTGAGCGGTTTGTTTTCGAATGTTATAGTGTTGCTAGTATTCCAGTATTGTGGCGCTTGTAGAGTGATGTACATACTTGTGGCGCCTATTACTAGACCAAGAGAGACCAGGACCAGCTTGGCGCAGACTAGCTTCCCCCGTGCTATAGCTATTTTTGTTTTGACGAACATAGTATTATATTTTGATTGATAGCGTATCAATCAACCGTCACCCGTGTATTAATAGAGAGGGCTACCGCTTGGCACTGGCCAAGAACTTGCTAACGATAGCCCACCAATTGCTTGCTTGCGTTGTGCTTTGTTTCGTGGTATAAAGTAGCTAGATTGAGAATGTATCTACTGCTTACCACGAAGTGTTGAAACCTGCCAACCAGTCTACCGTGTATCACGTGTAGCTCAGTTGTATAGACAGTGTAGCATATTTTTATATAACCTGTCAAGCTTTCTATATAATACTATGAAACCGCAACCAATAGGAAAGGCCGTGACCATTGAGGAAATACAAAGAATATCACTGGAAAAGAACGGAAAAGAATTGACGGCAAAACAAGCAAAAACAGTACAAGTGTACGCCATAACAGGAAACAAAAGCGAAGCAGGACGTCAAGCGTATGCCTCAAACAAAAGCGAAGAAGGAAAGAGAGGATTGGGCGTTGCAACGTTAGCAAAACCACACGTGAAGAATGTACTGGTGGAGATAATGGATACTATAGGCTTGACGGATGGATATTTAATGGAAGAATTGAAGAGTGGAATAGAAAACTCACTAACGGAAGGAAAGAAGCTTGGTTTCATTACTTTAGCACTCAAAACGAAAGGACATTTGAAACAAGTCAACGTCAACCTCTCTCACACGATAAAAGAGACGCGAAAGGGATACGACTTATAGGCTTATCTAACGTATAATAGGCGCATATGTACCTATATTATATAGGCATACGTGTGCCTATTTTTATATGGTCACACATGTCCCATAAGGAGTATTATCAGACGTAAAGACGGGGGGGAGGGGGTAAATAAGATACTGTCTACCCCCGTAATGAGACTCTATATATAGTACTTACACAGTGCAACCTTCCTTTTTCTCCTTCACTATTTTTTTATATAAAAAACACACATTTGCTTTTGTGTGTTATCTGTGTTATATTCTTTTGACGTGGACTGGTATATGGAACTGTTTCAAACGTCTCATAGGGGACTGTCGTATTAAGTGCCATCCCACACGCAAGTGTAACGTCTATCATAAACCTTGTCAAGTATTTATTTATGGAAGAGGAATCAATAAAGCCGGATATAGTTGTTGAGGGGGAGGATTGTTAATTGGGTCCCCTCATAGAGTGGAAGCGTTTCGCGTAATCATTCTTTTTGTTATATGCCCTGGAAAGCTGGATATAAGAAATTTATAGAGGATACGTTTACCATTGTGAATAAACAAGGTGTTCGAGTGCCTTTTATCCTCAATCCCATCCAGGATGCCTATCAGAAGGGGGCGACAGACAGAGACATTATTCTTAAAGCTCGCCAGCAAGGCTTTTCTTCTGTTATTCTTGCTCGTTTTGCTGTGGATTTCCTCCTCAAGGATAATTCCTATTCTGTCGTCATTGCTGATAGCACTGAGAACGCTCAAGGTCTCTTAGACCGAGTGAAGCAGTTTGTGGAGGACTATGCCGCCTCCCAAGGGATAGATGCTTCCAAATTTTTGAAATACAATTCCCGTCGTGAACTCGTCAACCAGGTTATTGGGTCCCATTACATCATCGGTACCGCTGGGCGACACTCCTTTGGGCGCTCCAAAACTATCACCAATCTTCATTTTTCGGAGGCTGCTTTTTATAAAGACTTTGATAAACTTTTGGCTGGTGCCCTTCAAGCGGTTGTCCCCGATGGCTATGTTGTTGTTGAAACCACCGCCAATGGCTTCAACCTTTTTAAGACACTCTGGGATGGGGCAAAGGGCGGTGACAATAATTTCAACCCCCTCTTCTTCAATGCCAAGGATTTCTATTCGAAAGAGTTCCTCGATTCCAAGCGCCGTGAACTGGGTCGCCTCTATGAACAAGAATATCCAGATTCTCCCGAAGTTGCCTTTATCACCTCTGGGGATTGTTACTTTGATGTTGACGCCTTAAGGAAGCACCTTGATTACGCGAAACTTCTTAAACCAATTAAATTCCAACTGGTATGAACCCTCTCAATGGCTATGTGTTTCTTATCCCCACCTCGACAGAATCGGTCACCGCTAATGGTATTTTCCTCGGAGACAATAGTGCTGAACCCACGGGGGAGCTCGTATTTGGTGCCATAGCCAAAGGTACCTATGTGTACAACCCTTCCAAGGCTCTGCTCGGTGTCACCATTGCTGGCGTGAGTTACATTGTTATTAAAGAGGATGAACTCCTCGCACAATTATGAAAGATTGGCGGCAATACAGAAACATCACTGATGGGGAGCACATCCTTGTTTTTGCTGACACTTCTGCCGGTGCCAAGGACTATTCCTGCGTGCAGTTTTTATCTCGCCAACGCTTAGACGTTCCTCTGGTGTTCCACTCCAGGCGCATGGCCACCGACATGACCAATGAACTCTTTCCGGTACTTGAGAAGATTTATGACACCACCGGTATCAAACCACTGGTTGCCTATGAAAGAAATAACGGTGGCGTGTTCGAAATGGAACGGCTGGCCTCATTAAACAGAAGAAACAAGTTTGATATTTTTATGATGCCCACCTATGGTCGCTACCTGGACAACGAAGAATCAAAGAAGCTGGGGTGGGACACGAACACTGCCACGCGCCCTAAGATGCTCTCTGACCTCAAGGACATGGTTGATAAGGGCATAGCCACTATCTATGACCGCCAAACCATAGAGGAACTTTTTTCTTTTGTTATTGCTAAGACGTCCTCCTCCTGGAAAGCCCAAGCGGAAAAAGGGGCCCACGACGACCTGGTCATGGCTCTTGCTGGTGCCTGGCAACTCTATCAGTATGCTCGTGAGTATTCTGGTTTTAACAGCGCTGGCAGTGGACCATTCTCCACCTACCTGAAACAAGCGAGTGCCCAAATAAAACATGACCCACACATAGGCTTATGACAAACGAAGAACAATTCGCAGCCCTCCTCAGCCAATCGTGCCCAGAACTCTTCACTATTTATCAAATGGCCCAGCGCGGACACCTTGATTTTCAGGAATTGTTAGTGGTAGCGGAGAAAATGGCCATTATTAGAACATCAGATGACGGTTTTGGCAAGATTTTCATTGAAATGCAACGAAAAAACAATGGAAACTGGATTCGGGTACGAACCATGCAGGATAAAATACTCAAAACGCTCCCTGGAGAAGACATATTTGACAATTTAAGTACCTAGTTGCATACTATAATTGCTTTTTGGTACATAAATACACAATTCTATGGCACGAACGAAGAAAAAAGACGTATTAAGCGAGGTTTTACGTCACTATGATGACGGAAAAGGAGAACTCGAGACTCGAATCACTCATAAGGAGCGAGGCTTTGATGTCTATGACCGTGTTTTCCGCAATTATATTGACCCAACGACTTGGCCATTTCGAGCCAGGGTACCTGACGGACGTGGAGCCACTCTTCTTAAACGCAAAACCGACCGACTGCTTGCTTCTCGGCTCCAAGGGAACCTCAAACCACGAAAGGACGGCTCTGAACTTAAGGCAAAGATAAACACCCAGCTCGTTCTTTCTCAGTGGCAGTATCACGACCTCTGCACCGACGAACCAATCCTCATGAAATGGCGCAAAGTAGACCAATCCACTCGTAAATACGGGGCTGGGTTTGCTTTTGTTGGTTGGAATAAGAAGGGCAAGGTCTCTCAGCCTTGGTTTGAACATCTGGAGAACCGCAACGTCATCACTCAGCCAGGAGCGTCCTCTCTCGAAGACTCTGAATGGGTGCAGGTGCGTCGCTATGTCACCCTAGCAGAACTAAAGAAGGTCAACGAAAAGGCAAAATTCGGACCCATCTATGATACGAAAGCTATCAAGGATATGGAGGACGAACAAGATGGCGACCACAAAGAATATACCTCTATCAACAAGACGGTTGTCGGTTTGCAGAACGCGAAATCAAACGGTCGTTTTGAGGTGGTGACTGAATATCGTCGGGACAAATGGATTACCTTTATGCCGAAGCGCGGAGATGTGAAGGGTATGGTCCTTCGTGAGATTCCCAACCCATTTGACCACGGAGAAATCCCTATTATCCGATTGATGTACGATTCAATCGATGATGATATTTATGGTGTGCCAGAATTGGAAGCTGTTCTTCCCCTCTTAAAGGCAAACTGGGCCCTGCTCTGTCAGTACCTTGAATCCGCCCAGAACGAACTCTACACGCCTCTCATGGTAAACCCCCAGAACGTGCAGATGGACACGCTCAAGTTTGACTCAGGTGCTCGCTGGCTCATGCAACGCCCTGGCACTGATGTCATGCCATTCCAGAGTGGCACCACTTCTATGCAGAAGTTCTTTGAGGTCTATGGACTACTCACATCGCTCATCATGGAAGGTATGGGGGAAACAGGACAGGATGTCTCTCAGATTGCCCAGCAGTCAGGAGTAGAAAAGACCGCCACCGAAGTGAGGGACATGGCACTCTTGCGTACCTCGCGCGACAACGCCAACAAGATAATGCTCCAGCTTGCTATGGGGAAAATGATTTTCTTTTGGACACAAATGAACAAGCAGTTCTTGGGAGACGGCGAAGTTGTAAAGATTATTGGCAAAGATGCTATCGCTGATTTCATGAACGAAGGACTGCAAGACTGGTCAGTCAGCTCGGAAGGACAGGAACTGGTCGCGCAGTATGCTCATGAACACGACATCATGTGGGAGCAAGCCTACGAGGAAATGCGTCAGACCGGACTCCTCCAGCAGTACGGAACACCACTCTATCCTGTCGCCGGACCAGATGGAGCGATGCTTCCAAAATTACAGTTGGAAAATGGCAATAGGTCAGGAACACTCACCATGGAGAAAGATGACTATGACGGCGAGTTTGATTTCATTGTCGACATTGAAGCGATGAGTATCCAGAGCGACCAGACCGAAGTGCAGGCTCGCCAACTCTTTATGCAGTCGCTCCTTGAAAGTGAACAGTCGATGGAGAAGCAAGGAATCATCGTCAAGTGGAAAGAACTCAACACCGCCCTCGCTGAAAAGGCAGGAGTGAAAGATGCTGACCAGTACTTCGATAAACTTCCAGAACAACCAATGGCACCACCTAATCAACCCAACATGCAACAAGATGGAAATCTTCCAAACGCAGGAGCAGATGGAGTCGATGTCTCGGGAAATGGAGGAGTCGCGCTCCCTCCGCAAACGACGGGGATTGCTGGCCAAGGAATTCCTCCGGTCGGAGTTCCTCAAGGAGTTCCTGTTGGCTGATATGGAGAAGGAACGTATGGGCGCTTATCCAAAACCAGACGTTCCTGACTGGGAGAATAAGTATCGATATGCTTTCGCAAAGGATGACGTGTATTCCCTCCTGATGAGCAGGATTCAGGCGTGGTCGAAAGAAGCAGAAGACATCACCACCCAGGAAGAGCAACCCGTAAAAACAATCGTATGAGGCACTATAATGGATTCGGAGAAGAGCTCCCTCACAATCTTGTAGATAGACAAGTGGCTTTGGCAAAGTTGATAAAGCGGAGTGACGAAGCAGAAGAAAACCTCTTAGAAAAATTAAGAAAACGCTATGACAGAGAAGAAGGAACTTCCAAGTCTGAGCGCGGACAAGTCAATAAAGAGTGAGCGTCTCATACCCGAAATGGTTGGAGACTCCGTTGGTTGTCAGCACGACCTCATCCTGAAAGGGTATGAGGTTGTCTGCACCAGATGTCCTATTGGCTTGTTTGTTTCTTCCTATCAAGACTATCTGAACTTAGTGGCGAGAGTGAAAACAGTTGACAGAAAATAGAACTGTGTTATTGTGTTAGTAACAACTGCATTAAGAGAAAAACTCTGGGCAGATAACGACTATGTTATCTGTCCATTTTTGTTTCTTAACCATTATACTGACCCCCACGTCATAAAACTAGAGTAAAGCGTTATGGATGAACAAAACCAGGGAGTAGAGGAGGTACAGGAGCCCGTACAAGCCGATGTGCAACCGGATGTGGAAGCAACCGCCACAGCAGAAACCCCGACTGCAGAAGCTCAGACGGAGCAGGAAGATGAAATGCCAACCGAGCCTGATAAGCAACGTGAAGCGTTCATAAAGATGAGACAGGAAATCAAGTCACTCAAGGAAATCCAGGAAGCGCCTGTAACCGTAGAAGAGGAAGCGGAGATTCTCAGCCAGTTTCGCCAGAGGCAAGTTCCTCAGACGCAATTCACGTCAGAAATGGCTCCAGATGAAACGATGAATCAGATGCAACAGGTAGCCTATCAAGCTCAAATGACAGCTCAGCAAGTAGTTGACCTTAAGCAACAGCTTGACGACGAGCGACTATTCAATGCCTTCCCAGAGCTCAATCCAGCCAACCCTGAATTTAAGAAGCCTGAGAATCGGGCTTTCGAGAAACACGTTGCTGGGATGTACGTCCTTGAACAGCTCCAGGGGAAGAACCCAGATTTGGTAAGTCTTGCCCGAAAAGCGAAAGCAGATTTCTCTCTCTTGTCACAGCCACAGAAAGAAGCGATTGCCCAACAGGTTAATGCCGAGGCAACAAAACTCGAACAAGCTACTTCCGAAGCTCGTGGGTCGTCAGCTCAACCGCAGACAACCGACAATAGCAAGGAAGCCACTATGCGAGACGGTGCTCGACGCGGAGACCCAGAAGCGATTGCTGCTCTTTTGAAAGGATAATTTTAAGTTTAATCGTACTACTATGGCCATGACCGCCGGTACGCTTCAAACCTACAATGACACCGTACGCCGTGAAGACCTGATGGATGTTTTGGTGGACGTAAGTCCAGATGCCAACTACATTCAGAACTTTGCGAAAGTCGGCACTGCTTCACAGACCCTCCATGAATGGGGTGAAGACTTTGTCGCTCGCAATACCACGAATGCGGTGACCATTGAAGGTGATGACGCAAGTTACTCCGCTCTTACCCAGCCAACACGCAAGAACAACATCTGCCAAATCATCCGGCAGTCATTTATCGTTTCCGAAACGGAACGACAGGTGAACAAACTTTCTCCTAAGGATGCCTTTGCATACCAGCAAGCGAAAGCGATGAAGACCTGGAAAAATCAGTTTGAGTTTGCTCTGCTTCGCGGAACAAAGGCTTCTGGTTCCTCTGGTGTCGGACGAGAAATGGAAGGTATCCGTAACACGATTGTCACAGATGGTCTGTACACTCTCCGTGTTTCTGGAACCAGTCTCTCGGAAAACGAATTCAACGACATGGTTGTATCCAGCTGGAATGTCACTGACGAATATGTGTTCGACCTCGTGTTGACCACTGCAGGCAGAAAACGTGATATTTCCAAGTTTACCGCCGGAAACACTCGTAACATCTCTGCTGAGGACAAGAGTTTGGTGAATACCATTTCGATTTATGAATCGGATTTCGGTATCCATGAAATAAAGGCCCACAAGGATGTACTCGCTGGAGACGTTATCGGTCTTAAGAAGAGCCAAATCCAAATCGCTTACCTACGTAAGCCGAAGTTGGTAGAGCTCGCTACTATCGGTGATGCCTCAAGAGGGATGATTATCGGAGAAGCTACCGTGGAAACTCGTGGTGCTCGTGCCATGACTGTCCGCAACTTCTCTGTCTAGTCGTCGTCTCGAAAACAAAATTAAATTCACCTCTTGGCCTAGCTAGACAAGAGGTGTTTTTTATGCTATACTGACAACATGCACGAATCTTCTAGCGCCATGCTTGCCGATAAGATAGTTATGTTTGCCAACACCAAAGGGATGTGGCCGACTATTGACTTTATAGTTGAACGCTGGGCAAGTGCTAACCCAGATTTTTTTATGGAAATGAAAAACATTGTTGCCGATGAGCGCAATAACTTGAAAGACAAATATGGAAGCAACCAATCAAAAGACTCTTTGCCGATGAGGCGTATCGTAGAGGTGCCCGAAAAGATACACGCTCTTATTGATATGCTTTTCCGAATAGAAAAAACTCAATACACTGGTGGTGAGAAGCAGTTTTGGAGGGATTTCTCATATCGTTACCCAGCTTTTCAATTAGGAAAATAATATGTCAAAAATAGCCCTGTCGATAATCTACAAAGGCACTGAAACCGGTGCTCAGATTAACCGCCTTTTGCAGAGCGTCGCGCAACACGTTGACGCTGTCTACGCTACCGCCACCTGGGAGAAAGAAGGAGAGGCCACAAAAGTCTTTGCATCCTATGGAGCAAAGATTTCTTTCTTTAAGTGGAACAAAGATTTCTCCGCTGCTCGAAACTACGCCAAAAGCCAGATTCCAGACGAATATGAGTATATGATTTGGCTCGACACGGACGATGTTTTGAAGGACGGAAACGTCCTAAAACAGCTCATTTCTACCGGTGAAGATGCCTATTTTGCTACCTATAACTACCAGATAGACGAGAAAACAGGACAAATACTGATATCCCACCCAAGAGAGCGCGTTATACGAAAGAACTCCTATCACTGGGTTGGTAAACTGCACGAGACACTCATCCCACAGAAGCAGGTAACAACCGTCTTTACTAACCTTTTAGCGGTTAATCACTACCCGACTGAGGCGGAAATTGATAACAATATCCATCGGAATATAGAGATTTTGGAGAAAACCTATGCAGATGAAGGCACTAAGCACGACCCTCGGACAGAATACTACCTGGCTCGCTGTTATTATGATAGTCGTGACCATGCTAAGGCGGAAAGACTCTTGTATGCCTATTTGGAGCACTCTGGATGGGATGAAGAAAGGGCTATGGCTTGGAGCTATTTAGGTGATATTTACATCCAAAACGACAAGTTTGATGACGCTATTGAGGCCTATATGCAGGCTATCAAGGAACGTCCTGAGTTTCCTACCTGGTATGTGAACCTTGGTGTTGCCTATGGGAAGAAAGAAGACTGGGAACGAGCGATATTCTTCACCCAAATGGGTCTTTCCATGAACGCGCCCAAAACTGCTATGGTAATGACTCCTCGCGACGATAAGATGAAAGCACTGGAGGTTATTTACTTTGCCACGCTGAAGACAGGAAAGATGGAGGAATGTCTGATGGCAGCGGAAAAACTGTGCCAATTCTTTCCTGATGATACGTTGTTAGCAGAGCGATTGGAGGCAGTAACGCAACTCATGGAAAATAAAACTCTCGGTGAAGCGTTCTTACATGTTATAGATTCTTATGATGATATAGAAAGGGTCGCAGCCCTCGTTCTCAACGCTCCCGATAAACTTCAGGGAACAAAACTTCTTGAAAAACTTATTCAGGAGTATACCCCAGCAAAAGTATGGGGAGAAAAAACCATTGCTTATTTTTGTGGGAAGGGATTCGAGAGATGGGATGAGAGTAATCTGGAGGCTGGTATCGGTGGGTCTGAAACGGCGGTGATACATCTCGCTCGACAATGGACAAAGCTAGGGTATAAGGTCACGATATTCGGTTATCCTAAAGGGGAGCACACCGATAAGGACGGTATTGATTGGAAGCACTGGTGGCAGTGGAATATGATGGATACCTTTGATACCCTCATCATTTGGAGGAACGAAACCTTACTCAACACTCCCTGCAAAGCGAAGCGCGTGTTCTTGGACTTGCACGATGTCCCACAGGCGGCTGAATACACTCCCGAGCGATTAAAGAAAGTGACGAAGATATTTGTGAAGTCACCGTATCATCGTTCGCTTCTTCCTGATGTCCCAGATGAGAAGTTCGAAATCATACCAAATGGTATTGACCTGACAATGCTTCCAAAGAAGTTAGAGAAGGTACCAGGAAGAGTGGTGTGGTCATCTAGTTATGACCGAGGGTTAGAGCCAGCCCTCTCTATCGGGTGGCCGATTATCAAGAAGGCCGTTCCCCACGCCGAGTTTCATATCTTCTATGGTTGGAATCTCTTTGAGGCCATTCACAGAAACAATCCAGAGCGTATGGCCTGGAAAGCAAAGATGGAAGAGCTGATGACCCAGCCAGGCGTAGTCCACCATGGACGAGTGTCTCAACAGGAACTCATCAACTTCAAGGCCACAGCCCCAGTCCATTTCTACCCATGTATTTTTGAGGAGATTGACTGTATCGGCGTAAGAGAATCAGCCGCTGTTGAATGTATCCCCGTCACAACGAATTATGCCGCTCTAAAAGATAGAACTTATTGCTGGACCGTCCCTGGCAACCCATTGAAGATAGAGACACAAAAAAATGTTGCCGATAAGGTTGTCCTCCTTCTGACAACGGCTTTTGAGGGAAGTGAAGGATTTAGCGTCCTCGCGCGTGAAGAATCATGGAAAAACATTGCTGACCGCTGGGCAGAACATCTATGAAAAAGAAAATACTCTTTGTCTATGACCATGAATACCCCCACCTCTGGAGGGACGGTTTGTGGGCTGCTATTCAGCTTCTCCTGAACGACTACGATGTCGTGTGTAAGAATATCAGAACTGACGAGGTGGATATTCAGGGCTATGACTTCCTTCTCGGTTGGGGTGGTTTTGAATCGCCCGTTGAACAGGCTATACGATGCTTGGATATCAAAAAAGGACTTTGCATTGGTGGTAATGCTTTCGAGCCAATCCATAGGCATAATTATGATGTCCTATTTTACGAGACTAAGTGGTACAAGCCACAAATAGCTGACCATAAAAATATCCACCTGGCTTTCGGTGTGAATACTCAAATCTATTTTCATCGTAAGAAGGCAACGAAACTCTTTGATGTCATTTCTGTTGGAGCTTTCTCTTCCTGGAAAAGACAAGAAAAGATACGCGCTCTCCCTGGTCTTCGTATTGTTATTGGAGAGATACAAAGAGGGAACATGAGCGAGTCACTGCACATCGTTGGAGAGCTTCTTACGAATGGTGTTGCCGTGTGCAATATGGTTACCCCAGAGAAGCTGTCTGATTTCTATAATGCTTCAAGGCTCTGTTACATCCCCGCTGATATAAATGGCGGCGGAGAGAGAGCAGTGTTGGAAGCTCGCGCGTGCGGAGTTCCTGTGAAAATTGAAGGCGACAATCCGAAGCTTAATGAGATGAGTAAAGTGCCTGTACCGAGTGAAGTTCATTATTACAAAGCATTACTAAGGGGTATAACATCGGTGATATGAAAATAGTCTTAGGCGTTTACGACGAAAAGCCACATCGCTATCATTATAATTTTATTGATGATACTTGGATATTGACTGATATTAACCCTCGTTCAAATAACATAATGAGAGTTGATGCTCGTTCTTTACCAGAAGGAGTAGAGGCAATCTATGCTTCCCATATTGTTGAGCACATAGTTCCTGAAGAAGTTGACGCTATGTTGAAGCATTGGTATGACTCATTACCTTCTGGGGGCTATGCCATTATTAACGTGCCTGATATAGAGTGGCTTTGTCACCAGATTATTCTTACGGAAAATGGGGGGAGGAGCGACTCGAGCTATTTTACTACTACGAAAAAACTCATGGAGGTTATTTATGGCAATGTCGGTGACACTGGCTTTGACAAACACCATTGGGGATACACTAAAAATTCCCTCACAGATGCTCTCGAAAAAGCTGGTTTCAAAGTTGAAGTCCGCAGGGAGTATGAAGCACATGATATGGGTTGCTTAATTGCTAAAGCCGTAAAGGAATGAAAATTTTAGTTACAGGAGTGGCAGGATTTTTAGGGAGTCATCTTGCTGAGGCACTAATTAGAGAGGGACATGAAGTTTTTGGTGTTGATAACTTTGTTGGGGGTTGTATTGAAAATGTACCAAAAGGAGTTTCTTTTCTAGAAGCTGACCTTAATGATAAAGAGCAGTACTGGAATTTTGAAGTTATTTATCATTGTGCGTGCACTCCTTATGAAGGTCTATCGGTTTTTTCTCCTGCTCTCGTCACAAATAATACTTTTCAAAACACAGTTCAACTACTTTCTTCTTCCATAAAAGGAGGGCACTTGAAGAGATTTATATACTTGTCCTCTATGTCTCGCTATGGTAACCAAGCTACTCCTTTTACAGAAGATATGTTGCCACGACCAGAAGACCCCTATGCTTCTGCTAAAGTCGCTTCTGAACAAGTGATTAAACAAATGGCAGAAACTCATAGTTTTGAATATGTCATTGCTGTACCTCACTCAATTATTGGGACTCGTCAAAAGTATGACGACCCATTTAGAAATGTGGCTAGTATTATGATAAATCGAATGCTTCAAGGAAAGTCCCCTATTATATATGGTGATGGTTCCCAAACTAGATGTTTTTCTTTCGTAGATGATTGTATACAAACATTAGTGAAATTAATTGATGCACCGTCAGGAGAAATGTATAATATTGGACCAGACGAAGTAGATGGAGAAGTGGTGACTATACTTGAGCTTGCTAATCTGATTGCTGAATTGACTGACTACAAGGGGGAGTTTGATTTTTATCCTGAAAGACCTCGTGAAGTAAAAGACGCTCATTGTTCTTCAGCTAAAATTAGAAAGGACTTTGGCTACCATACAGATACTTCTCTTCGTGATGGTCTAATACAAATGATTGAAGATATAAAAAAGAAAGGTACAAAACCATTTGATTATTCCCTCCCACTAGAAATAATTAATGATAAAACACCACGAACATGGAAAGAAAAAATAATATAAGTGTTGTTATACCTTATATGGAAGCTGATGAAGGTAAACCTTCTATTCTTAAAAGATGCACTGACTCCCTTAGCCCTATCAGTGAACTTCTGGTTATTTGGAACTGGAAGATGGGATATGCAAAACCAATTAATAAAGGGCTTGCTCTTGCTAAAGGAGACTTCATTATTGTCATGAATGATGATGTTATTCTCACTGAAGGTGACCTAGATATGCTTTGCGACCCTGAAGCTGTTACCTCTCCATTGATAAATGGTAGGCGTAATGATTTTTGGGGATGTGTGTTTTGTATACCTCGATGGGTTTATGAAAAAGTTGGAGGACTGTGGGAAGGTTATGAGGTGAGTTATTTTGATGATGATGATTATAGGAATACGCTTGAACAAGCAGGCGTTAAAATGAAGAGTATCTCGAGTGTAAATTTTGTACATGAGGGAGGGAGAACATTACATACCTTTCCTGACCATGATGATTTTTTCAAGCGTAATCAAATTAAATACAAAGAGCGATGGTCAAAGTCAGCATAATTACCCCCTCTATTCGTGAGGGTGGTCTTGATGTCATACGAGAATCTTTACTGAACCAAACCTATACCGATTGGGAGTGGTTGGTCTGTTCTCCTTTTAAGGTAGAGGATGCTGTGTGGGTGCACGATAGCTTTTATGGTGGCTACTGGAGCTTAAACAGGGCTTATAATGCCTTGTTCCGTAAAGCAGTGGGAGAGATAATCATCACCTGGCAAGACTGGATATGGCTTCCTCCAGATGCTATCGCTAAGATGGTTTTGGCAGTAGAAGTGACCGGTGGCGTTGTCTCTGGCGTAGGTGACCAATACGCGAGACTGAACGAGGACACCATGAAGCCAGAGGTGAAGGTGTGGAGTGACCCAAGAAAGACTGATAAGTACGGGTCTGTTTATGAATGTAAGACAAACGATGTTGAATGGAATTTTGCAGGATTCCCAAAGCAAGCAGTGTTGGATGTCGGTGGTATGGACGAGCACCTTGATTTTCTTGGTGTTGGTGGCGACCAGCTACAAATAATGGAGCGTATCTATGACGCTGGATATAAGACGTTCTTAGACCAAACCAATGAATCATTCACTCTTCGTCATGGGAGAGAGGATTTCGGTGGAGAAGCTCAATGGAACAAGAACCATGTTATCTTTAATGGGCTTTACGATAAGCGGAAGGCAGAGCTGAAAGCAAGCAATCAGTGGCCAAGGTTGACATACTTATAGACCGTGGTATAGTGTAATCGAGCTCCAATAAAAACACTTTATGGACCGTCTGACTGGGCGGTTCTTATTTATTTACAACTTTTATGAAGACAGTTTCACAGCTTCTCTCATCCATGGCGTTTCATATCAATGGCGATACGACCGCTCCCACTACGGGTGATGATGAATATCTCTTGTGGGTAGAGGCTCTCAACCAGGCACAAGATGATTGGGCGACCATTGATTATAAGTGGCCACAGCTGATGAAGACTCTCAACACCACTCTTCTGGTGTCGGGGACTTCTATTGGTCTACCAAATGATTTCCGCAAACTAGAGGGCTTCCCAACTTTTGCAGGAACACAATTCCCAGAAGTGGATATAAATGATGTTGCGCGCTTCGATACGAGAGAGGCTTTTGTTTCTATTGATTACAATAGGAACTATCTCGCAGTGAATCCTGCTCGCACTTCTACAGAGAGAGTGGCTATCCGCTACAACTCTCGCCCAACTTCTCTCTCCACCACAACCTCATCCTCTCTCTGTCCGAACGATAACTATCTCATCTACAATGCTACGAGCAAAGTACTCTTCACTCGTGACGATGGGAAATATGTAGACTTCGATGCGAAGGCGGAAACACTTGCTCAACAAATGATTGGTGCTGATGTCCATGAAGGGATACAAATGGACACTCGTATCAAAAGCAAACAAGAACTCCGTGGTTTCACTTTAGGAATAAACTAGTATGGCTGTATTTAGCGCGACTAAAAAAAGACCAGTCCAGTTTGGAAAGCCACAAGAAGTTGAGTGGTCATCTTTTCGTAGAGGGTTGAACCTCCTCGTTCAAGATGTTGAGCTTGATAAAGAAGAAAGTCGCCGTCTGGATAATCTCGTCCTCAAAGGAAAGGGCGTTCTCACTCAGCGTCCAGGGACACAGACATATTATTCAGCTGGTTCGACAAAGGTGAAATTCCTCTCGCACTATTATGCCAAGCAAATTTCTGGTGCCTCTGGCGCTCAGGAATCGTTGTACATGAATGAAGATGGTCTTTTGCGAAGGAAGTCTGGGACATCTACCACTATTATCCCTGGTGCTTCCTATGCTTCTGGTTCACGATTAGACGCAGCTCAAATATACAATCGCGTGTACGCGGTCTCGCCATCAGCAGTGTTACGGAGATACGATGGCACCACACTCGCCTCCTACGCTGGTATCACTCGACCATCTCTCATCTCTATTACAAAATCATCAGGCGCGTCTGGTGTCTTCACTCGCTCTTGGAGAATATCCGCTGAATCAGAAGTGGGGGAAACGCTCGCCTCTGGGTCAGTGTCACTTGGAGTCCTGCCAGAAGATTTCACCACTACCAACTTCGTCACTCTCTCATGGACATCAGTAGCAAATGCCCAGGGGTATGTCATCTATGGTCGTGACCCAGGGAATGAAACTTTCCTCACGCGCGTTCCTGCTTCTCAAATCACATTTGTTGATGACGGCTCAAACCTTGCCTCTGCCTTTGTCTTTCCAGCCGAAGCAGATTTCACCGCTGGACCAAAAGCAAAATTCGTTATTGCTTCCAAGGAAAAACTCTTTGTCGGAAACATTGAAAACAACCCAAGTCGTGTCATGTTCTCTGGTGGCGGACCGAATGTTGATAAATTCCATTGGGCTCGCGGTGGTGGATATTTCGATGTTTCTAAAGATGACGGAGAAGAAATCACTGGTCTCGCGGAAGCCAATGATAGCTCTGGGCGTGTCATTATTTTCAAAGAGCGTTCCGCCTATCAAGTGACACTCACCTACAACGCCTCGCTCGGTATTGTAGAGCCAACACTGCAAAAGATTTCCGGAGCACTGGGCTGTATTTCTCACCGTTCTATCCGTCCGGTAGAAAATGATATCTTCTTTCTTGGTCGTCGTGCTGGTGGTGGCATATCACTCAACTCTATTGGATACGAACCAAACTTCACCAACGCGCTGCGTACTCGTGAAATCTCTGCTCGCATCCGGCCCGAAATGGAAACCATATCCTTCGCTCGCGTAGATGATATTTTCTGTCATTACTTTGCTCAAAGGTATTGGTTGTTCTATCCAGTGGGAGCAACCGAAGTAAAGTGTATGGCGTATGATAGAGAACGGTTGGCGTTTACTGGTCAGCATTCTTTCCCGTCCAATCCATCTTCGATTGAAGTGTTTTATGATGAAGGGAAGGTTGAACATTTTCTCTATGGCGGTACTGATGGGAAGGTGCGAGAAATTTCTGCATCGTTTAACACTGATGATGGGGGAAATATCGACTGGACCTATGAGTCAAAAAAAGAAGAGGTCGGAAAACCTCTCTCTCTCAAAAACTTGAAGCGTGTTATGGTCCACTTGAAAAATGTGCGTGGCTCTATCAGCGTGGAGATAGTCATCGAAGGAAAAACAGGGATAACTACCACTGCCTCATCCTTCCCTGTCGTTGGCACGCAATCTCTCGCTGGTTGGGGAAGCTTTATCTGGAGAGGTCTCCCATTCGGGAGTAGCCGCCAGGCCTCCACATCGACAACCAATCTCACGGACATAATCAAATACATCAACGTCAATAAGAACGCTATTCGCGCCTACTCTATTCGTATTACTGGGTCTGGTTCATCGGCTGAAATACTCTCACTCAAAGCAATTCTCACTCCAAGTACCCAGCTCCCAAGTTCGTGGCGCGTATAAGTTTGACAAGAAAATAGACTGTGTTATAGTAGCATTGAAACTGGCACGATAAGAGAACCTTACAAGCCGTCCAATGGTGGGCGGTTTTTATTTTTAAGGAATGATTGCTAGGTTGAAGATGATAAAACACATAAAAAGAACTCCAGGGTACCAGAGGCAGAGAATTGTATAGTATAAAAACTTGTTTACTTTCATATAAACACTGTATCATAATTTAAATTAAAAGTCAACCCTATGCCAATTTTCGGACGTGAAAGAGAAAGTTATAGCCGCCGTTTATTTGGTCCTGCTGGTGCGGGGCAGACCACGATTAAAAGTTTTACTGCGGGACCAGCAATTGCCAAAAGAGTCATCCAGGGATTTAAGACACCTGGTGGATTTCTTGGGAAAAAAGCTCAAGCGTCTAGCGGTCCTGTCGTCTATGGGGGTGTTTCAAGTGGTCCAAATCAGAACTTCTCGCCAGCTCAGAACTTCGCACCAGTGAGACAGACATCGGTAGTCCCAACCGTAGATACCAGTAACCCAGGTGGAGGCGGTGGAGGCAAAAGCGTTAATCTCAACAGCAACGATTATACTGACCTTCAGAGCCTCAAAGATGCGGAGGATGATGCCAGAAACAGCAATTATAATTCTGAGAAAAGCAGACTGAATGGTCTTGAAGACAGAACGCGTGCAGTCTATGGACAATCAGTCGCTCAGGCTCAGGCATATTACCCAGAGTTTCAGAGAATGGTGGGTGAGCAACAGGCCTCCACGGAAGGTCAGCTGGGAAATCTTGAGAATCAGCGTAAATACGAATCAGAACGGTCTCTCGGACAGGCTCGTCAGCTTTTGAACGACCTTAATCGTCGCCAAGCGGCTCAAATGAGTGCATCGGGGAACTATGGGACATCTGTACCAGAAGCATACGCCGACCAGTTTGGTAACAAAGCGTACGCTGCCCAGAATCAAATCCAGACTTCTCGTGACCAGGCATTGAATGAAATAGCGAACAAGCGCGTGGAGGCGAAGCAATACTTTGATAGCAAGCTCTTCGAAGGAAAGCAAAAATATGACACGCTTATCACCGGGCTCCAGCAACAGCTAAACGCCACTCTCGACCAGATTGGTGGAGCGCGGAGTCAATCAGCTGCTGCTAAAAACGCTGCTGGTGTGCAGGCGTGGAACAACTATGTCAATAACAAGTTCTCTCTTGACCAGGAACTTCGTCAGTACCAGCAATCTTTGACACAATACGCCGCTGAGTCTAGCGTAGGTGAGAATCCGTTGGCCAATCCAGCTATTTCTGGTATCCAAACAAGTAATAGCCAGCAAATTATGGCAGGAACCCAGGCAAATGTTGCTCAAGGTGGCCAGACCATGAATCAGTTCACGCCTATGACTCGCAGGAGATTAACAGCAGAAGAAGAAAAGGACCAGCAAATAAGCGGATATGGGATAGAACTTAATGGTGGCGCTGGATATTAACACCGAAATATGGAGCTTCCTTCTATTGACCAACTCAAGCAGAGGGCTGGACGGCTTTTGAAGAAGGCTGTCATTAAGCCTGTCCAGGACTATTTTCAACCGACAGGACAGGTGCGGACAAGGGATAT